ACTGTCAGTTGGAGTATCTAAAGTATCATTTAATGATTTACCGATATCGAAATGATCGATTAAATCGGTTGGGGTAGCTAGAATCTCAACAAGGTTCTTGGTAATGACAACTAAAATTGATTCAACAACATCAGTCACAGAATCCGCTAGTGGTTTTGATATTTCAAATGTGTGATAATCTTCTGGGGTATCGATGGAATCAGACAACGATTTCCCAACACTTCTTGTCATTTCCTCAACAACAAATTGTTCATCTTGCAAAAATTTGCTGAAATCAAAACTTATATTAGAATCAAGCATCTTTGCTTGATCTCGCAGTGTAATTGCAAGTATTTTAACCAGAGATTCAAGATCGACAGTAATATCGAAATTATTTTGAATCTCAAATTCACCAAACATCTTCATACCTGCAGGGTGAACCATTGTTTTTACTGCAGTTTTGTATGACGCTAGACGTTCATCAATCTTCAGCGCATAAGAGAATACTTGGTAATAATTACTGTCTTGGATGTATATTGCATCATTCAAGAAACCATCATTACTACCATAATATCCTGGATATTTTGTTAATGATCCAAGTTTAATTTCTAATAATGCATTGGCAAAGGTTAAAACTTGGATACCAGATGTGGCTTGTGTTGAAAATTCTCTCATTGTTTCACCAGCATACGTACCATCCCAAGGATATTGGTATATACCATCAACAATATCATATCCGTAGTTAATTCTATTAATAAAACCTTGTTCTGCATGGCCAAGCATCACCTCAGTAACAGATATTCCACCAGTTACAACAGAAGTGTTTGTTAATAGACTGTCATTTACACTTGTATAAAAGTCGTTAGTTGCATTTAATGTAATAGTAAAATCTGTATCATAACCAATACCAAATTTAATAAACTCAGCAGAAAGTATCTCTCCATCTGCGCCAACTCGAGTAACTTTAACGATAGATCTGACACCATTTCCGTTTTTTAATTCAAACAGTTGTCCAGCTCTAAATCCTTCACCACGCTCAAGTATATTAAGTTTGGAGGTTGTTGAAACAATAGTTCCAAGAAATATGTCCTTGTATTTAATTTGATCGCCAACAGCAATATCACCAAAAAATTTTCTATCAATAAAAAATTCATATGTGTTATCTGATAGTTGGACTACTCTATCAATTTCAACTTCAACGTACTGTCTTCTGTCAATAAGAACTTTGAAAACTCTATCTGGTTTAATGACATCAACAAGTTTTCCGTCGATAAGATCGGGTGTTCCAATAAGAACATTAACAAAAATTGAAACATCTTGTTCCCATTTACCATCAGATGCTCTAAGCATCTGGGTGCCAGGATAAGATATTGAAACATTTTTGTTATAAAGTAGTCTGAACAATAGTTTAAATGATCCAGCAGAACCCTTTGCTAGATATTGATCTTTTATATGCTGTAGTAAAAATCTCTCGTCAACCTCAAGACCTTTTGGAAGATTTACTGCTAATTCTTTTTTGAAGTAATCAACAAAAGAATCAATTGTCTGATCCAAATCGCGAACAGCTTTTAAATCAACACCCTGTTGATCTAGATATTCATAATAGGCTTCTACAAATGCTACAAATGTTGGGTAATCTGATCTAACAAATTCAGGTACCTGACTTGGTATTAGAGAAGAAGAATTAATACGCATTATGTTATGATCTACTATTAGTAAATGTATAGTTGAATCCAGCACCAAGATCGCCAGCAGCTGCCTTGTCTGCAACAACATTAACTGTTAGGTGATCGCGAGCTACTTCAACAATTTGATGCAATGCAGAAACAACGTCGTTTGATTTTGGCTTCATTGAAATCTCAAAATCAATATCAGCTAACCCAGTAATATTTAAATTACTTATTTGAATATATCCAGCGTCATAATCAACAGTTCCAATTGAAGGATTTACAATTGTTTTTTGATAGCTGTTATCCAGTGTATATAATCTCATAAATCCTTGACCATCATCATCAAGGTAGTGAATAACAGTACTACCTTCAATATAAAATCCTGTTGAATAGATTGCGCCTTCTGCCATTCCCGAGTTATATAGTGGGTTAATAATATTCAAAATGTATTGAGCACTGACATTATACTTAACCACTAGTTTTCTTCTAATAAGAATAGTAGTTGTATTACTAACAATTGCTGTATCTGACATATCAACTAAACGACTCAATTTAGAATGACGGAAAACACCATCAAATCTTTTTAAATCCATATCATCATAGTCAAAAATTGCATTAGTTACAATAGTTTTTATCTGACTTTCAGTTTTTGTTGTTTCATTTGGATTATAATAAACTGTAACATTAAGAGCAATATTAATATACTCTGGGTCAATAATTTGTGGTGTTACTGAAACCATGTTCTTGTTTGCCAGAACTGTATTTAAAATATAATTCTTCTCAAGAGTTGTTAATTTTGTTGCGTCTCTTGGGCGAACACAAATATAAACTTTTCCATAGATCGCTGGATAATTATCTTCACCACCCCAAACAGAAACAGAAGATGCTGCAGAAAATCCTGCTAAAATTAATGTTTTATAATCTTCTGGTGTAACAGCACGATTTTGCGCAGCATATAATCTTGGCGCATTAAATTTAATACTATCTAAATCTTCAGCAACTTGTCCGCCAGTCGCAACCGTTTTAGTTGAGATACTCACAGTTCCACCAAGTAATACAGATCCACTACCCGAAGCACCATTATAGGTAAACAAACGAGCACCATTTGCGCCAGACAATCCAGAAACAAAATAATCAATAGTTACCACATTACCATTAGATAGTGCTTTACCTAAAATACCATCACCGAAAGTTATTTCATATAATCCACCCTCAATTTCTTTTATAAAAAAGACTTTGGATGTTCCATTAATTCCATTTACGATATTAGTAGCTCTTGTATACGATTTGAAATTGCCAGAAGTGGCAGAATCTTGAACAATAACACGAATAGATGATACATCAACATTCTGATTTGGAATAATAAATTTCTGTCCTGGGGAAACAGTATAACTAAATGTTAGCGGTGTTCCTTCAACAAGTTCAACACCACTGAACACATATCCATTAACACCATAACTTGTTGTATATGAACCCACATTATAGAAAGTGTATTGCTGCGAATCAACATTTGTTTCAAATGGTTGATATGCTGGCAAGGTCAAAACAGTTGGGAATGCTGTTGGATTAACAATTCTCATGTCAACAACTGCACGGGAACAAGTTGCGGAACGTGGAACATATCCAAGCGATTTAGCAAGAGAAACTACGCTTGCTCTTTTGCTCGCAGAATCAAGAAAAGATTCATTTAAAGCGAGATTTTGATAGAGATTATTATAGTGCGTATTATAAGCCAAAACATCCATAAACACAGAAAGACCAGAACCTTCAAAGTCGTAATCTTTCCATTCGTCTTGTCCACGAAAATATTCTTTTAAATTTTCTTTAATCTTATCGAAATCTAATTCCGACACATTAATATTCTTGTTTGTTATGGCCATTATCGTGTTCTCTCTAATACTAAATTAAGACTCTGTGGCGTTTGGGTGTTTAGAATAGTAAATTCGATAGTAACTTCCACACTGTTATTATCACCATCAACAAAAGCAGAAACATTTGTTACATCAACTCTTGGTTCAAAATTTTCAATTGTATTTCTAATTGCATGCTCAAGAAGAGCTGCAAGCATTGGAGATGCTGGCTCAAATAATAAATTATTAATCTGTGAACCAATTTCTGGATGAAATGGGCGCTCATAATTAACTGTCATAATAAGATTTCTGACAGATGTTTTTATCGCCTGTTCGTCATACCTTTTAACAATATCTGCTGGATTAGAATACTTAAATGTTTGTTGTGTTTTATTTACCAGAGCATTTTTATACAGCAGTAAATGTGTTGAATCAATAACCTCTTTTGCTTTACCGACATATACACCACCAACATACATATTCCTCTGATTCATATCATATTTTGTGAATACGGTGTTTGTCCCAACAAGAATATTGCTTGCTGTTGAGGAAGTTATTAACCCAATACCATCATTTTTTGTTGAAAAAATGGGTGATGGAATAAAGTTAAAATCTAGATCTGAGAAGGTTCGTGTGTTTCTGGCCATTTTACTATTTATGTTATTTGCAAAAGTTATTGTTATTTCTTACTAGCTCTCCAGAATGAATGAACATCACCAATCCTTGGAGACCAACCAGTTGGATACATTATGGTAACATCCCCATCGTCTGGATTATTTTTTGGGTTTCTAGTATTAATCACAGGAGTTTGATTACCACCGCAGAAAGTTATATTTCCTGATTTTAGAATCTCATACACAAAAGCTATATGCCCAAACTTAAACACAGCCATATCTCCAGGCTGAACATCCTTAAACTCAACTTTTGTGGCACCCCATCGATCTGGTTTATCGCGAAGATCATATACCCATCCAGTTTGAACATATCTATAACCACATTGCTTCAATGTCCACTGTGCAAATGCCATACACCAAGCAGTTTGATCAGATGCATACATTCCTGTTGCTGGATATCCGATATCCGTCCACAGTCTACAAATATTTTTGTTACTGTCAGACGCTTTCTTTTGACCAGTTTCTCTCCAATAACCACTTTCTTTTGTAATCAATAA